GAAGAACTTGAGGCCGTAGGTTTGTCCGTCAATCTCGATGTCTCCACCTTGGATGACAAACTCACCCTTCGGGCCGTTGAATGTCTTAGGTTCCCACAATTTAGTGACCTTACCAGTCACTCGTTTAATGATGTCTTTCTGTTCGATTCCTTCTAATTGGTTACTCATTTGATTTATAGGTTGTTTTGTAGTAGTGGCAGAAGGGTGCTACTGAGCAGTAACGCTCGCAGCGCATATCCCCTCCGCTTCGTTTTTCGATTGAGTGTTTCGCGCCATAGGTAGGTAGCAGTCTTTCAGCTTCCTCCAATGTCTCGCACACTTTTGCTGCTCGTTTGTTCCCGTCCTTCTTGATGGCAAAGGTATCTGGTTTAGCCCAGCGTTCCTTTGGATCACAGGCAGGGATGGTATCGTCTGGCATTGCTGCCGCCGCTTGGTGAAGTTTAATCCTCTCCGTAGCGTAGCGCAAACATTCTTCGTTATTCCAAAGTGGTATGTCAACAATGTGAACTGCACATTGAGGATACTCTTTATCAAACTCTGCCTTACTTGCCTGCCAGTCACGGAGGATGGCGACGATCTGGAGTTTCTTTGGGGAATACCCATACTCTCTCCAAAGTAGGGCGTTGCAGTTGAGTTGGGCTACCCACTCAGATTTTTGTCCGAGAAGAAATGAGAAGACTGAAGTTACCTTGAAGTCAGAGACAATTCCTTTCTCCACTTCATAGAGGTCAGTCTGACCAGTCAGCGTCCATCCATTGATTTCTTTGTATAGACGCTTTTCAGTCATCTCATCTTCGCCGCCTGCCAGTTCAAGAACTTTATGCACTGACTGACCAAGCAATGCCCACACCCTATCGGATGCGTCTTCTACGATCTGGTCAGAGTATCGTTTCTTGAGTTGGTTGATCTTCGGTGGCCCAATCAAAGTAGTCACTGAGATGTCAGCTTTCCTTTGACCAGCCATATAACCATCGTGTGCCAACGCCCGATACATAGGGGCGGGGAGGTCATATCTATTCGTGATCGTCATTTGGTTCGTCCCAATAGGTAGGTCGGATGCCTTGATCCATGTCGCGCATCGCGCATTTATGGATGTATGCTTCGTGACGCGCCTCTTCGATTTCCGAAGAAAGATCGTAATCGTCTTCCATTATTCGTAGCACTTGGCAAGGATTTCAGCCACACCCTTGAGGTGGTCGCCCTGCTTGACTACTGCCTGTGCATTGGGAAGATTGCCGAGAAGGAATCGTCCATCTGCTGCCGCTGCCGATACCAAGCGGAGATAGATGTCACGCTGGAGTTCGGAGTTCACTGCTGGTTTTTCTGCTACTTCTTTTTTTACTGTTGGTGTTTCTTTCATTGGATTTTTATGGACGGAGGTTGTGCCGTTCACAAGCCCAATCTATATACCGCGAAAATCGTGTCAACATTTTTTTAATACTTTTTAGAAAATATTTTTATCGGTTCCGATAATTAGAAAACGCACCCCAGATTTCTCCGAGGTGCGTCAACCTAATGAATAACACGAATACAACATCCCGAATGTTGCAGAGCCAATCTACATGAGCCTCTGCGGGTGTCAAGGTTTTTTTGTAGCTATCCTAACTTTGTTCTCCGCGATGTCCTTTGCACGATTACCGATCCGCTCAACAACCTTAGTGTAAGCCTCCGGTTTCATCGCAGAAAGTTTCTCGTAATTCTTCTTCATCGACTTCGTGAGAACCGCACCATATTCCTTCACGAACATCTCGTATTCTTTGTTGGTTGGTTGCCTATCGAGCCTCTGTGCAAGCTGATTCCGAGTCGGTATGCTTGGCCCGCCACCCTGCTTCAAGACTAACTCATGGAGATTCACCGAATCCCTATCAGTCGGGATGTCAAAAACAATCGGAACTCCGAGCTTGAATATTTTGTCAGCAGCATCGTTTGCCATCGCTGGTTCACCAAATGCGTTTAAAGATTTCGGTGCTACAGCAGGCCCGATGAATGGGACATTAGCCCACAACGCACCTTCCAATGTTCGCCTATCTACTGGCTCGTTTAGGAAGTTTGAGATGTTACTTGCAAGACTTGATCCCAATACCGGAACTATAGTCTTTGCGGGGAATGCAAGGCTCTTTGCCAAGCTCTCTACTCCTCGATCTCCATAGGCTTCAAAGAGAGGTTTAGCAGCAAAAGCATATGGGCCGCGACGAAGTGAAGCACTCAAGATAAACCCTCCAATGATAGCTGCATCACCCATCTGCACTGGAGTATTCGTCTCACGCTTTTGCTTTCTGCGAATATGCCAGTCATCCACCGCGCCAAGCATCATGGCAGGCCAAGCAAAGGCTTCAAACCCTCTCATGGTATTGATCGTGAATTTGGTTTTACCGAATTGAACCCTCACAGTGTTCGGCCTATTGTTCTTCATCCAAGAATCGTAGAACTGCGGGTCTTCACTACGGAGAGGGCCGTTGCCAGTTACCACAATCTTGAATGGCTTCTCATCATCTTCATCTTCGGTTGATGATGACATTGCCGCCGCGAATGCAAGCATGACTAAACTACCAGTAATAGTTTCAGTCAGCCTTTGGCGATACTGAAGATCATTACCCAAACTCTGTGCATATGGAGATGCCTTACCCATCTTCTTTGCGATGGCATCGTATGCAAAACGAACTGCTCCATACGGAGAGAACCATGCTGTCTCTCGTAGAACGCGAGCGGGAACTACTGCGAATCCATAGATAATTCTGCTGAAGATTTTGATAAGTTGCTTGTCACTTTGGTTGGCAGCGTTTGCCATTGTCTCCAATAGCCAAATAGCAGGATAGGATGTCACGCCTTCATCACGAATATTAGTATCCTCTTCGCGGAATGCGTCGAGTGACTGTCTGTTTCTGCCTACTGATGACATAGCATCGTTGAGCGCGGCATCCATCACTTCTTGCGCTGGAAGTTTCGCGTCAGTCAATGCTTGTCTCCATGAGGAGATGAAGAACTCATCAGCAAGAACCGCTGCTTTGTTTTTATCGGTTCCGATAGCGATCTGGTCATTGTAGAAGTTTCGCTTCTCTTCCATCATGGCATTGAGCATCTTTGCTCCATCCTTGCTGGACATTCCCTTTGCCTGCATAGCGGCCAAGGCATACTTGGATACCGATTGGTTCTGAAGAGAAGCGATAGCTCCGTAGTCAAGAGCATTCAAGATACGACGAACATAATCCATCATACCAATCATCATGTTCTTTACCCCGTCTGCCCTATCGCGGGGAGTCTTGCCGTTGTTAAACTGATCTACGCCTTTCTTGTAGAGCTTCAGAAGCGCCTCATCATTCACCAAGTATTCAACATTAGAGTAAACTGTGACATTGTTCTTGAAAGAGAAAGCTACTGTGTTTGCCCACGATTTGATTGAGTCAATAAAGGTAGTCAATGAAGCTGTGATCTGCTCTGGTCTTGCTGTTATTACACCATTCAAGGCTTGGGTTAGCGCATTCTTCACCGCTACACCAGCAGGCGAGAAGATGTTCACAGTCACAGTAGGGATACCGCTCAACGCTTGAGCATCGTAGTATTGCCCGATAACATCCCTTGCTCGGATAGGCAGCTTGGCTTTAGAGATGGTGTCTTGGATTGCCTTATGCGCTTCAGCCTTTGTTGCATCAGCGGACTCTGGATCAGATAGGATAGCGTCATTCTTGAGAAGAGTCTTGTATTGGTCTGGAGTAAACCCAGTCCATCCATTCAATGCCGCCATGTCACTCAATACATTCCTTGCAGGGTCTAATGCGCCAGCGCGGAGGGCTTGCAATACCTTCTGAAATGCGCGGCGGCTTCTGGTATCTCCAGCTTTCCAAGGTGCAGACTTACTGATAGCATCTGTGAATGCTTGCTCTTGCGCCATTGTGAAGCGTTTCTGGAGCGAGATGTCCATCAACTTGGCAATCCTTTCCGATTGGGCAATAGTCAACCCTGCTCTGCGGAGGTAGTCACGCATGACCTCATATCTCCAGTTAGGATTCTGTTGATCTTCCAGCGGAGTTTCTTTGATTGCTTTGACAATCTCCGAGATTGGCCCCTTCTCTATCGCTTTGTTGATTGAAGATAGTTCCCTCGAAAGGTTGTTGATCTCATGCTGTCTCCAAACAATATCTGCCAATGTCTCTGCTGCCGCCAGTTCCACCCCTGCTTCTTGTAGTTTGGCAACCAACATAGACTTCCAAGGAGCTTTGCGCCCCATGTCTGGGCGTTGCTTTAGGTCATTAGCTACGATAGCACGGACATCATTCGCGGTCTGCCTTGCTGCTGCTGGATCGAACGAAGGCGTATCAGACTGAATCTTGGCGAGCTTTTCAATCTCAGCGTCTGCTTGGTTTTGAATCTTCTTGTATTCCTTATCAAGTTCTTCCAACTCAGTCTTGCGCTGCTCGGTCTTCTTCTCAGTAGCTTTAGTGAACTCCTCGTTGATCTTACCAACCAAGTCAGTTCCAGTTCTGCCACCAACCGCTGCAATCTCATCAGTCAATTCTTGCTCGGTTACTTGTGGAGTTTTCTCAACCGCTGCATAGGCATCCTTGATGGATTTGATTTGTTCTTTCGTTGGGTTAGGCCCGTAGATGAACTCTGCTACATAGTTTGCGTAGGCATCCTGCTCGGCTTGTCCCATCATACTGAATCGAGCTTTCAACTCTGCTCTTGCCGCGAGCGTTCTACCCGCATCACTCGCTCCAATCATTGCGGTAGGTAGCCTGTTGATGTTTGCCATCATTATACCAAGCATCTTGCTATCACCTTCTGCCGCGAGTCTGATGGAATACTCAAACAAATCATTCACAAACAACGCTGCGCCCATGCTAATCTCACTCGCTGCGCCAGATTTATCTACCAATCTGCCGATGTCATTAAGTTGTTCGGCGTATGCCAATGCTTCTTTCCTATTTCCAGCCAACTTCCCTAATGCGCGGAATGCTTCAGTAGTATTCTTCTCGGTTACTTTCGTAGGATCGAATTGTTTACGAAGTAAATCTTTTGTTCTGGCAATAATAGCCTCTGGAGTTTCTACCTCTTCTCCCGCCTCTACACTCATTATTGTGGTGCGGCGAGTAGTTTTAGATGGTTGCTCACGACCTGTTGGCGCGGGTTCTGCCGCTGGCTTCTCTGGTGTAGGTGTTGGTTGTTCTAAAGTAGGTTGTGCTGGTTTTTCTGCGGCTTTAGCTTTCTCACCTATCTTACCCTTACCAACATTGACTGCTCCAGTCTCACCCTTCTTCGGAAGATACCCCATCAGTTCATTCAACTTCGCTGGCGCACCACTCACTGCTTGCCATACTTCCCCAAGAAATTCCCTGACCGCATCACCGAATCTTTGGATCATCTGTTTAGCCCAAGCACCAAACTCCATGCCAGCCTCGTAGATGTTCTGTCCTGCTTGGATGAAGTCTTCTTTGGTGGGGATTAGAACGCCGCCTTTTTCTCCGAGTTTTGGTTTTTTTGCTGTGGCTTTAGTTTTGCCAACAGTTTCTGGGAGTGCGACAGCTTGGTCAGCAGGGCGAACTTCCCTGCGAATTGAGGCTTTGTATTGTTTGTATTCTGGATTGTTTTCATAAGTTGAAATGTCTTGGTCGATTAACAGATATGGTTCTGCCAATGTTTGCTTCTGTTCTTCAGATACAGGCAGGTTATCAATGATCCTTAACGCATTATCAATTTGCTTATTGGCTACATCAACTTGTTCTGGACTGATCTGCCTATAGAACTCTGGAGTAGCTGAAACTTTCTTCGCTCGCTTACCTTCTTGGACAATCTTCGATTCACCCGTATTAAAAATATCAGCTATCGCATTTAGCGTTGGTGACTTTTCAATCTCAATCAAAGATGGAGGAAGTTGGAAGTCATCTTCCGTAGCATTAAATTCTTCTTCTGTAATCTGTGGTTGCGATTCAACTATTGCTGCAACTTCTGGAATTGTTGGCTCAACTGGAACTTGGCGAGTCTGTCCTTTGCGAACCCATTGGATTCCTTCGATCTCACTGATAGCTTGGTTGGGATTGATTGGAACTTCATACTTATCATTTGTTCCAAACGGACGGAATACAGCAGTGTCATCTTCAAGTGTTACTGCCCCGCGCATCCCTTCAAACTCAAAGGTATCTTTGTTCTGAATAGATTCTTCAACTGTTCTTAGGGGAAGTGGCGCAACCTCTACTGGTGGCGTGACTACTTGTTCTACTGGTGCGGCTACTGGGGCGGCTTGTGCAGGCTGAACTGTCAAGGATTCCTTAACAGTTGGGGTAGGTTCTTCTACTATCGCCTTGGCTAACTCGGCTTGCTGACGTTCGGCTTCTGTTATCGGTTCCGATAATCCTACTGATTGCTTTATCTCCAACTTCAGTTTTTCAGCCTCTTTGATTGCCGCCCGATTCTCCAAATCAAGTTTGGTTCTCTCTGGCGCATTAGGCTCCAAGCCACTCATCAAAGTTTCGTTGTTGGCTATGACCGATTCTATTTCCTTTAATTTGGTGATGCGCTCGTTTTGGGTTTGATCTGCTGGATCACCCATCAACAATATCGCTTCTTGGTTAGCCTTAGCATTAATGTCAAGTTCCTCTGCTTCTTCTGGAGTGCGGATAACTTGGTTCTCAGTTGGTTTAGAGAAAGGAGAAACGATTGCTGTAAGTCCAGCAGCACTTGTGCCGCCAATCAATCCTTCACCTACAGCTTGCTTAACATTGATGTTTAATCCTTTTTCAGTTCCAGCAGTAGAACCAATTTGCTCGATAAAAGATTGCGGAGTTTCTGTAAGCACACCTTCTCCAACAAATGATGAAGCTACTCGTTTGAAGAATTTGCCAGTAGCCTTGTCTCCTCCGGGCAGGTATCTTGCTCCAATCGCATCCAAAGAACCAGACCCGATAGCAGTTAGAGTAGCAGCAACCAAGTCACTATTATTCGGAACTTCGCGGCCATTGTTCTTTGCTCGTTCTTTAGCTACTGGGCCGATAACTTGTGCGGCTCCAAATATTGCTGGGCCTAAAAACCCACCAGCAATCGCGCCCGGTGGGCCAGCAACTGCTCCACCAGCAGCAGCACCAACTGCCCTTGTTCCTATTGCTCCGATTGCTTGACCGACTTGTTCGACTGCCGCTCTTGGAGCATACTGCCAAGCGAATCCCATAAACTGAGCTTCATCTGGTGCTGGCTCTATAAACCTTTGCCCTGCGGAAACATAGTTCTCTGGTTCTGTAATAGCTCCTTTAAGCGCATTAGCTACACCCGTGAATCCAAAGGACTCAAAAGATTCCCCCATGTTTTCCAATGGACGACCAATAGATTCAACAAATGCAGACCCAAGCTGTGATACTTCTTTTCCGAAAGATGTGCCAGACGGTTGCTCTGTAGCTTCATCTAAAAATTCAAACTCAATTCCAGAATCATTCGGTTTTGTCGTAGATGGTTTTTCAGATTTACCACTAACTTCACCAAGAAATTCAAATTCCATAGGTTGATTATTTCACTTTTGCTGGCTCTCTGCCAATATAAATAATCGTTCCAGCAGGAAATTTCTTTTTGCTGGATTTCACTTCGTCAGCATTTTGAAATACACGACCTTCAGATTTTGCAGCGTTATATGCTTTTTCTGTTTTGGCAAATAGCAATTCTCTTTCAGTTTTAAGTTGTGTAATCTTTTGAATGTCAGCTTGAGCTTCTTCTGATGTTTTACTTCTTGCAGGTATATTTCCTTCAGACGCAAGGCGACCTCCTCTTTCAATAGTTGTAGAACCCAACCGCTTGATTTGTGCGTCAATATCCTTAATCCGCGCTTCAACATTCTTGGCTGTTTCTCCAGCTTTAGCGGCTTGTCCTTGCTCAACTATCTTTTGTAGAGCCATTGCCTCTTCTGGGATTTGAGGAGCGGTAGTAGTAAGTTGATTTGCTGGTATTCCAGCTTGCAATTCCGTTGAAGCTTTCGCTGCTGGTTTTTCGCCTTGTTGTGGGTAGAATTTCCATCCAAATCGCTCAATCAATCCCGGCGCATCAATAATAGTTTCAACAGCTTGGGCTTCACTCATTCTACGAGGGTCTGGCTTGCCATCAGCACCCATTGGTCTTTCCATAGAAAGCATTCCAGCATCTTGACCCTTAACAAAAACTCTTTTAACTGGAACTTGTTTTCCATTTACATCTTCAACCACATCATCGTCAGTTGTGATTTGCGTAATATCACCACCAGCCATCTCCATAATATCACGGAGTTGTTTATTTTGTTTGAACATTGATGAGGCTACACCAATGTTTTGAGCAAATCCTTCAAATGCAAGTTGATCTTGAGTCTTTTCTTTTTGGCCGTATGTTTTTTCTTCTTGTCTTTCAAGCCCAGATTTTTGAGAAACTTTTTGAGTTCGTTTAACTCCAGTAACCTCTTGCGCTCTTGCCATTGATGGCCCTGTAATAAAGCCTTGTCCAAATCCCGGTATGTCTACTCTAATATTATCTGCTGGAGGTTGATTGCTTGTATCAACAATTTTTCCTACAACTTCAGATTTTTGATCTGGTGTATATGTTTTATAGTCTTGAATTGCAGATACAGCTTTATTTTTTGTTTCCTCATCAGCAATATATAATGATACGTTTCCAGTTTCCATTCCAAATGAAAACGGAGTTTGTTCATCTCTCAATCCAGCAGTAAATCTACGAGGTTGATTTTGTGGAAGATTTTCTGCATTTTGTTTATCTAAAATATCATAATATCCTCCAACAGTTGTGTCCACTTCGACTGGCGCATTCGCATCAACCAATGAAGTAGAATCATCCATTTCTTCAAATGAAGGAACTTCAAATCCACCTGCCGATTTTCTTGAAGAACGACTTTGATATGCGTTAATTTGTCTCTGCCTCAAGAAGTCATTCGCTGCTTTTTCATTTAACTTTAGTGCCGTTTCTATTGGCAGCAACAAATTTGGATTATTTATCACCGATGGGTTTGTAATAAACGGCATCAACTTCGCATACGCCTCGCCAGTCTGTCCTTGTCCAGCAAGTGTCATCGACTCCTGCATACTCTGCTGCAAGAATGGTAGCATCTCCTGCGCTTGCTTCTGCTGCTCGCGTTGAGCTAACGCTTGTCCTACATTCTGACCAAGTTTAGCCAAAGAATCTCCAACCCATGCGGTAGATTCCGATGCGCGATTGGTTCCTGTCATTATGAGTTCTGCGATAGACATAAATTATGATCTTCCATATACCCCAGATGGGTCATAGTAATAACCGCCACTGGTTCCACCAATACCCATAAATCCACCTGTAGGTTTTTGATATGATAATTGTGATGGGGCTACCTTGTATGCGTTGGCCGCGCCTATTTCTCCACCATAGAATCCTCCAGCATTAGGAGTTGTTGATGTTCCCATCATTCCAGCAGCACCGCTCATTCCCATCAACGCACCAGAGGTAGCTTTACCAATGTCAGAGACACCTTGGCCGACTGCTTGTTGAGCAGCGTAACTTGCGGCGATGTTTTCTTTATTCGCTCCGTAGATTTGCGTAGCAAGACCAGACTGAGCATTGTAGATGTTAGAGAACATATCAGATGTCATCTTAGCTTTTTGCAAGCCAACTTGTGCTTGGGCAGTTTGGTAGCCAAGTTGTAGTCTTCCTACATCGAGTGGGTCTGCTGTGAATGCTCGCGCCAACTGCTGCCAGTTCATTGCTGTGTTTTGAACTGCTGGCATTGCTGCCAGTCCCTGCCTTTGAATATCAAGTGAAGTTAGTCCAAGATTACGCGCCATCTGCCCTTGTGCTGCTTGGAATCCTCCAGCACGTCCTGCTGTTGCTGGGTTGAATCCTGCTCCTGCACTCTCCGCGACATTACGCGTGATCTGTTCCTTAACATCTTGTGGGATGTCTCCACGGAGGTAGTTGGAAATAACATCCATCGCTTGCCCGATTTGAGTCTGAGCTTGTTGGCGTTGCTGTGCTGCTCCGGGCTGGAATTGCTCAAGTTGTTGTTGATAGTAATCTGAAATCTTGCCAGCATCACCGATCATCGCTCCAAGATTATATTGAGGAACCTGCACCCCACTAATCATCTTGCCAACTTTCTTCTGACCTTTTTCGTATCCAGCAACAGCTTCTCTTTGTTGTTTTTTAAATGCTGCCGCCGCTGCGCCTTGACCTCTCTTTGCCCTATCCGCTGCCGACATTGAGATAGCCGCCGATCCTGCTGCCGCACCTACAGCTACCACGCCAGCAGCAATAGCGAATCCGCTGGTATGAAACATCTGAGAATGTTTATCGTTGCCTAATGGGTTTGGTAGAAGAAATCTCATTTGATTAAGTCGGTTCGATTGTGTCGCCACTTCTGCACCCTTGGGTCTTCCTTGGCGATGTGAGGATTAAAGTCTCTGGAAGTGATCGTGTCAATAATTTCGTCTGGATCAGTCAAGTCTGTGACATGGCAAGTAGTCCAGATTGTGTCTCTGTGGGTGTAGAGCATACGCCTTGTTCCCGCTTCTGTAATGCCACTGTAGCCTGTTTTATATCGGTGGGCAGGGATGCCATGATACCAGACAGTCACATCACCCTTCATTATGAAGAATGGATGCGTAGTAAGATGGAGCAAGGTTGTGAGAATCGTATCCTTCGGCATATAGATTTCCCGAATATACATCCCCGGAGTGAACTTGTGAACCAACGGACATTCCCGTGGAGGAAGTTTTAGAATCTCCAAGTCCATCAAGTTAAGCTCGTAGTCTGGATCACCATACCCAACTACGTTCCTTGCATCAATCTTATCTGGGATTGTCAGCGTCATCGGTATAGGAAGTAGTCGTTAGGTGAGGGTGACAATAGGTCAGACCCGATTAGGTTCTCTGCTCGACTATAGTTGGCAAAGCGAATTGGCCCTGCTGTTGGTATCTCCAAGTTCTCCATCTCTTTCTCTTGCTCTTGCACGGCGAGTGATAGGTTACTCAAGAACTCCTGCGCCTTACGATTCTCACGCGAGTTCAATGCAAGAACCGCATAGATCATCGCATCTGGGATGAACTCGCAGAGTTCCTTTGGATCGATTAGATCAAAGTATTTCTTCGATGCGTAGAGCGTGATACACTCGCAGGTCTTCGGTGCTTTGAATCGGCGGAAGGTTGGATTAGCATCGTTCGGTTGATAGATTGCTATCAGCGTCTTTGCTTCCAATGCGGTATCGTAGGCATATACGCGAATCCTTCCTTTGGTTACTGGCTTGCTGACTGCGCGAATTCCTTTCACAAGGAGATCAGACTTCGCCAACGTTGGAGGATTGGCAGTAGTCACCTTTACTTTGTGGTAGGTGTCATACTGGTCTTGCGCGTCGAACATCAACTCTACGCCGATGTCTTCAGCTTCCTCGGCCATTACTCCGATTTGGTATGGATGCGTTGTGTAGTCGCGGAAGAGGACATGAAGTCCACCTACTTCTACAATCCCCCTATGGCATGAATGATCCGCATGAAGAGCAAAAGCGTTGGTCGCATTGAACCATTCATCAGCGAGGCTCGCAGAGTTGTCACCGATCCAAGCAAGTTTGATTTGCTCATAGCGGGCCGGAAGCGTGAAGCAATCGTTCACACAACAGATTTGGACGTATTCTTCTTGCGAACTCCACGCCCTTTTGTTCCAAAGTAGTCGCCTTGCTTGGTTTACGGCCTTAACTCCGCGCTCATACGAACACGTTCCTGAGTCGCCGACAAACCCCTTCACAAGCTCTACCATCTCTTCGAGGGTATCAGCCATAGGGATTATCGTTTCCGATAATTATTTTCCGCCAACGGGCTTGCCAGATTTTGGCATAGGTGCGCTGGAGTATGGGTTCTTGCCAGTGTTAGGTGGGTTCATGTTCCCCATACCTTCACGGATCATGCCGCGAGTAGGTGCGCCGCCCGAAACTAATTTGGGTTCTGTTCCTTTTAGTGGTGTCATATGTTTAGTTTTTCTTTGCGATGGCTTATGGTGTTGAAGAATGAACCGCCATCCAGTTCAAGCTCGTAATTTCTGCGATGTTGCTATCAACGCGAATTGTAAATCCTGCTGTGTTTTGTGAAACAATAGTGTAAAGTGGCGTTGTTAATGGATTCCCAGAAGCGTAATAAGGAGTCAACGAGATTCCATACACGGCAGATGGAAGAGGGGAACTAAAGTTAATTCCGATAGATGTTGTGTCATTTGGCAGGAGTGGAGAGTATGTGCCATAACGAACTTTTATCGCTGGCTCTAAAGCATCGACTCGCGTATCAAGTGCGGTAATCTGCGTCTGCTGGTCAGCGAGAGTTTGGTTGATTTGAGCAACTTGCTGTGGAGTTACATCACCCAGACCCGGCACATTGATTGTTCCGTTGGAAAGAACCTCATCAATGAATTGCTGAAATACATTTTGCCAATTACCAATTGGACAGAAGTCATCTGGAACATTTGGAAATGTAAGTGCAGGAGATGAATCTTGATTGTCCATAGCTTAATTTACGATATTGTATTCCCAATATTTCTCTTGGCAACAAGAAAATGGTTCACACTCTTGATTTTCTTCGGGGCAGTCACCAACTGGAGAGTCATCATTGTTCTTGATGTTCGCCATTAACCTTACTCTATCAACTGTAGCTGCGCCTGTTAAATGAACTCTGATCTGAAACTCGCTTCCTTCTACCGATGGGATGCCTGCCAAGTCATTGCACTCGCTTGGGTCTGGCGTGTTAAACTTGTAGCGTTTGTAGCGATTACCTCCTCGTTGCGGGAAGCATTCAGTTACTACTGGTGAGCATGGATCACACCCGAATGTCGTAGGAACCTTCAGTTCTGACCAGCAAGGATTAGAATCTGCGCGGAACTCGGCTGAACTATTCACTTCCCCCTTAATCTCACTAATCCACATTTCTCCACCAGTAATCTTTTTGCGGAGGAACTTATTGGTAGCCCCGCTTCGGTTGAAGTCATACCTGCCAGTTGTGAAGAAGGATTCAATCTGTCTGCTTCCATTCGGCCCGTAGTCGTCGCCTTGGGCTACAGTGAACTCGTAAAGTCGGTTCTTGTTGTCTGCATCAAACGAGAATCCGAATCCACGTTTCTCACCAGTTATCAATGCGGTCAGAAGTTGAGTTGGTCTGATTCCTGTCCAGATGCCATTCCAGCGAAATTGAAGTTGTGCATCTGGTGCAGGCGAAGAAGATTGGTCGAGGTCGAGAACTACCATTCCCCTATGATACCTATTCAGTCCCTCTACGCCTTCTGCTCGATAGGTCTGTGGTGCAACTGTGCTAATAAGGTAGTTGTTGAAGAACATCGTAGAAGCGAATTGCTTCAACCAAGGAGTATCATTCTCGACCCACTTGTTCACTTCCCTCGATAGTTTACGAAGTGAGAAGTATCTGGCAAACTCAGATTGGCTATTAGAATAGAATGCCCAGCCATCGTGTGATCTAAACCAAAGCTCAGAGTTGGCGAGTCCAAGGTATGGCGATGTGCATCCGCGCCCAAGGAGTGAGATGCGTTGGATGTTCGATGTATTCCATTGTGATCTTGGGATAGACACATCCATTGAGAACGCTCCGTTCCCTGTAAGGACTACAAGTTCGCCTTGTCCGCGAAGGTTAGTTCCGATCTGTGGCATGACTTTCATCCCCGTGATATTCCCCATCATGGCTGGAGTTGAGAACGCGCCACCCTCTGCCCAGTATCCTATCTCCGTGAAGTTCTCCGTATTCTTGGTATCGGTAAATCCATTCCCGTAGATAATGTCAGAAGCGTAGATTTGATTGAATTTGTCAGCTACAAATACTCGCCCGAAGGCATACTCCATTATCGTTCCAATCGGCATCTTTGCCAAGTATGGATTCAGTCGATAAGCTGGCACTGTTAAGTCGCCATCCCATGCTATGGCATTCTGGTAGCCATTTTGGATATATGCCCGATCTTCGGCTTGCACGAACCATGTGTGCATCATGCCCGGATCGTTACCTTCGATGATCTTGTAGGCAAATGCACGGTTGTTTACGATCTTTAGAAAGTAGATAACGCCAGATACTGATAACAGAATTCCATCGTTTGTTTTTAAATTAGTCGCCCGATATGGATATGCACCTTGGAAGTTTCCACTCTGAATATCGTTAACGATATTTGCATCCTGCCCCGCGCCAACCTCAATCGGAATGTTACGAATGCTTGGCCTTGTTCGATTGATGCCGCCTCGGAATGTCCTATTTACTGACTCTGATACTACAGATTCTGGCAAATACGATGGATGAGTATCTGCGTCTTGCGCGATGATACTTGTGAATCCATCAAAGACTGATCCTTCTGCTGGCATTATGCGTTGACACTCTTGATTACAATGAACCGCAATGTCAGTGCTTCAGACAAACTTCCTGCGGTGATATTCCTAATCACAATGTTAGCATTGCCTGTCGCTGGAGCTACCGCGAAGTTATATGATCCAAGCGTTCCGCCAGAGACATGACTTACCACAACGATGTCTGTATCTGCGATAACCGAATTGCTCAAATTGAATGTCACAGCAGTATTGGCCGCGAGTGCCGCGCTATCGGTAACGATAATTCCAGTAGGACGATTCAGAGTAACAGCATTTGTTTTTGAGCCTACGCCTTGAATAACGCTGCCTCCAGCACCAGTGTCATATCCAATCTTGGATGAGTTTCCATTAGCAAGGATGGTGCTGTTTGATGCTATCGTGCTGTTAACAATAAGCGCGCCAGTCATCGTATCTCCAGCCTTATTGAGCTTGAGAGCATCAGCGGTATCAACATACTGCTTTGTTGCAGCTTCAAGATTTGCAGTCGGATTTGCAGCGAGAGTAACGCTTGCCGCTGTTACTACACCAGTAGCAGTTACACTTCCTACGTTTATCGCTCCAGTAGTGGTCAATGATTGGCTGCCAAGATTAACTGGGTTAGCTTGAAGAATGTTATTTAGCGTAGCAAACTCAATGCTTCCAGTTGATGTCTTTCGTAGAAGAGTATCATTCGCTCCGTTAGTCCACGATATTGTTCCATTTGCGTTGGAGATAAGAACCTGACCAGATGGTGGAGTCTGAAGCGTCTTATCACAAGCAGACGAATCTTCTACAACCAACCTTTTAGCGATTGCTGTAAGCTCGCGGGGTTCGCAGAACAATGGATATTCCAAGTCGCATGGTGGGGCTGGAGTGCATGGAGTCATAATATTTAATTCAGAATATCGGGCCAAGTTGCTTTGATGCCAGCGAGGTCATCTGGAAGCGGAGTCAAAGTAACATCGCGGAACGCTTGTTTAGCGGCAATGATTTCAGCTTTTTTTTCTTCATCGTTAGCCTCAACTGCTTTCATAAAGTCAATATCAAGCTTGGCAAGTTTGGGAGCGCGAGCGGCACGGAACTTATCAAGATGGATAGCTTTCGCTTTCTCAATGTTTACCTTTGCGCCAGTTTCAGCATCAAACTCGTATGCGTTGAAGTAGTCGTTATCAATGTCAACTGATTCAACAATCTTGTATTCTACTCCTGCTGGAACATCTTTGATTGCATCATTAACATCGCCAGTAGGGATGACTATAGCTACTTGTCCGTTTGGTTGTGGGTAGGTGATAAACATAAAATTAGTTTCCGAAGACTTGGATACTTATATTTACAGGGTCTTGAAGAGACGCATAGTCTCTTGTAATTATTCTAACTTGTGATGTTGTTTTTAATGTTACTGATGAATATGAAGCATTTGGAGCTAATCCAACAGACAATCCAAATCCAGAATTTGCAATACCAGAAACAGAATAATTAGCGTCTGCTAATGCCGTTGAAAAGTTAATTGTATAATCACCAGTTCCATTCTTTGTAACGCTGGAAACATTGTAGTTGGAAAGTATTGTTCCGGGCGATGTAGTGCCATTGAAATTCACCCATGCTTTGCAAATCTGCTTCTGCTCGTTAGTGCCAAGTTTGGATGCGGTGACTGAACCATTAGTAATCTGCGTTGCGCCAACAGAGTTAGCGGCAAGCACAGCACTCGTAAACGAGGTTGCATCGTTAAAAGTAATTCCTGCGGAGTCGATTGTTGTTGGCATAAAATTAGTTCCCGATAATTATTATAGACACAATACTTGCATCGTTTGCGTTAAATGATGCCCCATACTCAAGTGCAAATGTTGCATTTAAAGTATTTTGTGAAATTAAATTATTTCCAGTTAAACTTGTTGTTCCAACTCTATTACTTGCAGATGAAAAACAATAATTTGCGTCAGTCATTGCAGTAGTAAAAGTAATTGTATAGTTTCCAAATGAATTCCGAAGAACGCTTGTTACATTCCCACTTGCACGAATTAAACGATTCGTATTTGCTGTGCTGACTGCACCAGTAGTATCGCGTGTTCCATCAAAGTTCACCCATGCTCTACAAGCATAAGATGGGGCAGAACCAGATGCAGTAGATAGTGTCGTAGCAGTATCAGCGTTACCAGTCACATTCCCAGTCAAGTTCCCTGTAATTCCGCTAGTAGTTAGCGTAGCGGCAGTAGTGCCATTAACCTTGATATACCCTTGCGCGAGGCTGGAGTCGTTTTCTAATGAGAGTGATGTTGCCATATTATTCGTAAGAAATGTTAATTGTTCCAGCATCAAATGTGTCCGTTCCGTTTACTGTAGTAATGCGAAGTCTGGCTAAAGTTCCAGTTATTGTTTTAACACCACCTAAAGTAAATCCGTTACTTATTGCCATACTTGCCCCAACACCAGAGCAAACCCAAGTGCTTCCGTTAATTTTTGATAGAAAAATATGTCCAGTAAGATTTGTTGTTGATCCTCCCAAAAGTAAAATAAAACCAGCGGTGCTTGTTCCAGATCCTCCACCAGTACTGCTATAACTGTTATATCCGATTGTCTCAAATGAAGATGCTCCAATTTGAAATAGAATGTTACTGGCTCCTCCAGTAGATAAACTATCTAAAATAATCGTAATCCGTTTCACCCAACTTGGGATTCCAGTAAAATCAACAGCAGTTCCAGATGCGGTTTGTGCAGTTGCGAGAGTTAGTTGCGAATAATCAGTTCCAACACTTGCTTGTGATACTACTCCAGAAGATGATTTCAAGATACCATTGATTGATCCAATAGTTGCTCCGGGTGTTACTACTCCTGTTGTTCCATTAATTGTTACTGGCATAATTTTAATTTTCTATACTACTGTCCATGTTGATCCGCTTGGCACTGTCACAGTAACGCCAGAGTCAATTGTAACTGGCCCTGCCGTCATTGCGTTTTTGTTTGTGGAAATTGTATAGTCAGTGGTGACATTTTGGTCGTTTTCCCAAAAGATAGCGTCTCCTCCTGCTCCTGTTGCGCCACCAGCAGGGCCAGTTGCTCCCGTTGAACCAGTAGCACCACCACCAGGCCCAATTGGGCCTTGAGGGCCAGTCGCGCCAATCGGCCCCATCGGCCCAGTTGCGCCTGCTCCGGGGCCAGTTGCGCCAGTTTTACCATTCAATGATACAATGACAATCTCATCACCAGATGGGACGGGATTGTTCATTGTGATGGTATATGGGTATCCATGGGTGATTGTATAATCCAATGGGTCTTGGACTACTCCATCAATCGTTACAAGGAATGATGCGCTATTGGTTGTTGCGGCTCCGTCAATGTTGAAGGTAACTTCAGTCCCATCACCGATATATCCCCAACGGATACCGCCACCAGTTTCTGAAGCAACTATAGCTATACGAGCGTAATAAGCTGCACGATCCGCAATCGAGTTCAATGCCGCTTCACTTGGGCCGCATGGATTGCATTTAGAACTTCTGGAATTTCCGCAACTCATAGTTGATTATCGTTTACGATAAGGTTGATTGTTTTCATTGCAAGCATTTTTTTCAAAGAATTACACCACTGTCCATATTCCACCAGATGGAACTGTTACCACAACTCCAGAGGCTATTGTAATCGGGCCAAAGCTACCAGCGTTTATTCCAACTGGAATTGAATATGATGTATTCACAGTTTGACCATTCTGCCAAAAGATAGCATCAGTTCCTGCACCTGTTGCCCCACCGCCAGAACCTGCAGGTCCAGTAGCTCCAGTTGCACCTACTACTCCAGTTGCGCCCATATTGCCAGTTCTTGAAAATGTAATAAACCGATTATCAAAATCAAGAGCTGGAACCGCGCCAGCAATTATAGATATTGGAACTTTGAAATAAGTCCCAGCATCTATTAATGTTCCTGTAATAGCAATTTGCGAATTAAATGCTCCCAATGTTGATGGTATTGCAATAAATCCGTATGGGTTTCCATTTGTGCTATCATCCCAAATTGAAATAGCTGTTGCTCTATTAATGCCATCAGCACCTATTTTAGAAATATACATTTGAGTCACACTCGATGCGACTGTTGAATTCATTCTAAAGAAACCATTTCCGGGATCAGAATCAGTTGTAATTGTAGAAACTTGATACCGCATTCCAGCAGGAAGCCCAGTCGCGCCAGACGCACCGATGCCAGTGGCTCCAGTAGAACCAGTAGAACCTTGCGTTCCCTGTATGCCTTGAACTCCCTGCAATCCAGTTGCGCCTGTGCTTCCTTGGATTCCTTGCAATCCAGTTGCGCCAGTTGAACCAATCAATCCTGTCGCGCCTTGCAGTCCAGTTGCTCCTGTAGCTCCAATGCCAGTCGCTCCAGTCAATCCTTGAATACCCGTGCTTCCAGTTGCGCCTTGCCCGCCTGTAACGCCAGTAGCTCCAGTGCTGCCAGTTAATCCTGTCGCACCAGTTAAGCCAGATGTAACAATCGCAAAAATCAATTGCTGGTTGTTAGAAAATTGCGATGTTCCACCAGAAGCAACAAGAGTTACTGGAATTGAGATATAACTATTAAGAACAACAGTTGGAGTTGCTGAAATTTGCCAAGTTTGAAAGTTGTTTGAGTTCCCTTGATCTTGGATAATAAATGTGTCTCCAGTCTTAAAAAGCGGGAAGAAAACATCAATATCATTTCCAAGTGCATCGATATGAGAAAGAGTTACAATCGTTGATGAGGTTTGCGTGGCATTGTCCCAATACAATGTTTGAACTGATGGAACACCAGATAGCGTTGTTGTATCTGCTTTGTAATTGTAAAATGAAGAAGATTGTCCAGCCGCGCCAGTAGCACCTGTAAGACCAGTTGCTCCAGTTGATCCGATTCCGGTTGCGCCAGTCGCCCCATCATTTCCAACAATGCCAGTCGCGCCAGTGCTTCCATCTAACCCCGCAATACCTGTTGCGCCAGTGCTGCCCTCTAACCCTTGAATTCCAGTAGCACCAGTTGATCCCGTGCTTCCTTCAATTCCTTGGTTTCCTTGGATGCCTTGAACGCCTTGAGGCCCAGTTGCTCCAATTAAACCTTGTATTCCAGTAGCTCCGGTTGCGCCTTCTCCAGTAGCTCCCGTAGCCCCTGTCAATCCAGTCGCTCCAGTCGGGCCATCAACTCCAGTTGATCCAGTCGCTCCAGAACCGCTTGCACCCATTGGCCCAGTCAATCCTGTAGCTCCGCGAGGGCCAACCATTCCAGTAGCACCTTCCGGCCCAATCGGGCCTTGCTGCCCCGTGGCTCCGGTAGCACCAGTTGAGCCAATACCAGTAGAACCTTGTTGTCCAGTCGCGCCTTGCTGACCTTGAATTCCTGTGCTACCTGTAGCTCCACGCAATCCTGTAGCACCTGTAGTTCCGTTAATGCCAGATAATCCCGTAGCTCCAGTTGCCCCTTCACCAGTGGCTCCGGTTGCGCCCGTTGGCCCTCCAGATGGGCCAGTTGCACCCTGCAAACCTGTAGCACCTGTAGCCCCAACTCCTGTAGCCCCAGTAGCCCCACTTGCTCCAATGGATTGTAATGCTATGCAAGCTGACTTCGCGGCACTTGCAGCACTTTCTTTTGCTGACCTTGCATAAGATGCAACTATGATAGTTTCATTACAATTTCCCATATGGATTATCGTTTACGATAAAGTGATTTTAAATTCAAGATGTTTGTTCCACCAATAGGTATGGAATTGTTTTTTGGTTGTATCTATTCATTTCAGAATAGACAAGGTTGATGAATCCATCCCATTGCGGAGGGTAGATCGTCTGGCATCCCAATGACGATGTTGTGTTATACCCGCCCTTGTGGATGTTGATTGCTACTCCCATCGAATCACCTTCGCCATCTCGCGTAACAGGGAGTTCTTCTTTTGAGTTAGCAGGTCGCAACGCTGGGTAGCCGCCTCCGGGTTTAGAGATACCATGATTGCCCTTACGATACCTATGAACGCCCGTTTTAAGAACCGCGATACCTTTCTTAAAAACTGATGGATCAGTATTGGCGTTGAAAGTAGCATGAACAGAAGGAGATAGTAGTATAATCGCATCGTCGTAGATGCCCCTTTGGTTGCCTGATGGTTGAAATGTTTCAGAATAATACCCCCTAATACCGATTAAAACAACTCTATCTTCTATTCCTGCTTTTATAGCCATAGCTAAAGATTTTTCTTTAGCTTGTTGAGGTCTTGACTTTGGAATCATCATATATTACTCTTCATCTATGAAGACTTGTTGCAGATGTAAAACCGAAAAAGAATTGAACGAATTTGTTAAATCCTCCAGATCGAAAGATGGATTTTCTAACAGATGTAAGCATTGCCATAGAATTGCAAGCATTAAATCGTGTAGAGATAATCCAGATGGGAGAAAAGAATCTTGCCAGAAATATTACGAAACACACAAACAAGAACATATGAAAAGATGTGTTTCTTGGGCTAAAAGAAATCCACAAAAAGTTAAAGAGATCAAGTTGAGGTGTTTTAAAAATATGACAGAAGATCAGATTAAAAGACTCAATCAGCACAGAAGAAAATCCACAATACAGCAAAGACAAAAATTCCCTGATAAATATAAAGCAAGAAGCAAAGTTAATAATGCTATTGCCAAAAATAAAATCCCCAAGGTTTCCACATTGCAATGTATAAATTGCGGGAATCAAGCACAACAATATCATCACCATAATGGCTATAATATTGAACATTGGCTCGATGTTGTGCCTATGTGTATTCCTTGTCATTCTTTGGAGAAATAACCATTAGCCTTTACGGATCACGTTGATTAGTCCGACAAGTCCGAGTCCAGCGACAAGGATTGCTTCTTGAAGTTCTGGTTCGATCTTCACTCCGACTGCCGTAGCAATCAGAATCAATCCGCGCCAAGTTGAATTTTCACTGAGTCGTTGAAGTAGTATATTTACGATTTTCATTTCTTTGTTCCTTTTGGTTCTGGAAGTTCATATGTGATCCTTCCAAAGTCTGTCTGTAGGGAAATTCCAAGTGTCTCGCACCCAGTCAAAAATGCCATTGCAAGAAATGCAAATGAGATCAAAATTAGTCCAAGCGCGATTTGTTTAGGATTCATTTACTTTTATTCCAGTTACGCACGATAACAATAAGCGATCCAATTCCAACTGCAATACCGACGAGAAGAGAAACAATCCGCAACCATGCTTCGATTTCTGGCAGCAATGAAATTCCAACTGATGTTGCCGTAGCAATAACTCCTGCCATGCCTGCGTTAAATGAGTGAGTGTCCATTATTCTGGTTTTTCTACTAATGCAGCAAAATCAACTTCGCTTGTTTTTTTAATAATCATTCCTTCTGGAACAATCCATCCTGCTGCATTCTCTTCATCCAACACGATGATGTTTTCCAACCAGTTTCCTGCCTCGTTAATTATAGCGTATCGTTCTAACATATTAGTAATAAGTTGTTACAATCATAAATCCGTTGCCACCATTGCCGCCAGCACCAGAGTTGTTGTTTTGCGATGCTCCACCACCACCACCGCCAGAGCAAAATCCTCCATTGCCACCATTGCCGCCATCACCAGTAATGCTTGAGCCACCGCCGCCGCCACCAGTTCCT